TGCCCTCAGCGAACTCAATGAGTCCCTTGCTTTGGTCAGTACCCTGTGGGTTAAGTCCAGAAGCTGTAGCGTAAACCCGTCCACGAAAATCGGTCTGATAAACGTAAAAGAACACATCGTGAACAGATAACTCATTGGCGAGGCGCATAGTACGCATCAGGGCTAGGTTCTTGGAACGGCGTTCGCGTTCCATAGTGTGCAACAGACGCATCTGGCCTTTCCAGTCCATGAATGCTTCACGCATCTCAGAACCCTCTGGGAGCATGTCCGGGGTCATATCCGGGGACAGGGGACACTCAGGGAACTCAAGAGGCTCAGAGCGAGGCATACCGCACTCTAGGTTGTTCTTCCAGATGTACTTCATGGTATCGTGGATACGAGCGTTAACACGCCAGCCTGTGCGCTGCATAGCATTGATAGCAGAGAGCACCTGTGGCATGTCTGCGTTCTTGTAAGCCTGCACACGATCACGCTCTGTGTAGTTAGACTTGATGAGATGTGTGCGGCTGCGTAGCTCAGGGCTGTAGAAGCCACCGTCTGTATTGGATACCCAATCCATAGGTGGGATCAGGCAAGGCATACGGTCAGGGCTCACGATCTCTACTGCTGCGTCATGCTTCTCAATCCACTTGATACAAGCCTCTGTGGGAGTGAGATGTACTGTCTTACGCTTACGACGATCAGTACGATCTTCGCGCTGGATGAGGTCTGTGACTTCCATGATTAAGGACAGTATAACCGCACCTACTGTGAACTTATCTCTCTCAGACCAGTCAGTCCAAGTCAATCCTTTATCCGTACCTTTAGCCCTAAGCACGTTACGCTTGTGCTTATAGTTCACGAGATTCTTGTTCTGGAAGTCGCGTATCAGGCTATCGTAGTATTCCTTGTGCTCTGTCTCGAAGTGTACGAACCGTAGTTCATCCTCACAGCGAGCACCGATCTGTACGCACACTGGCGTAACTGTTGTGTTTGGAACATAGAAGGAGTTAATGATAGTGCGGAGCGCCAACAGCGCTATCTTGTCTGTGTCGATGGTATCCATGAGCTTAGCGCCCTTGGAACGACGACGACCATCAGGGTGCTTACCGTCGAGGTAGAGCTTGATGTGGTCAGACACAGTTAGTACATAGTGCCGCAGCAGGGTGCTACCCGCTGAGGATTCTTCGTTACGTGAGGCATGAGCAGCCTCTTGTTGGCTACGGTAACGCTCTACGCCACGATAGATCATATCATGTTCGTGCTCTAATTGGTCTTGGATCGTAGCCATTGGGTCATCCTTTAAGTGCGGCCCTCTTCTTTCGGGCCTTTGCATTAGTAGCTAATCGCTTCTCTTCGGAGGTTTTATGCGTTGGATGAAACAAACCCCCGTGTTGTGGGTCTGTGTGCTTATTCCAGTAGTCCATCAGATTCTGGAGGAACCTGAGCTCCTCTCCCTTACCGCAGCGTCGGGCTAGATTGAATATCTTTCCTTCCATACCGTTGCAGTTCAAGCAGAGTACATCACGAAGGTAGCCTGTCTGGTGATCGTGATCCAGAGCAGGCTTCTTCTTCCCGCCCTTCATACTTCCTTGGCACAAAGGGCATATGTACTTCTGCTGTCCAAGCAGCTTAGCCCTTACTGGGGCTATCTGCGCTGTTGTGAGTCTCTTCATCTTGTAAGGCTCCCCATGATACAGGAAACAGTTCCCGCATCTTACTACTGATTTGGTCAGCAACCAATCGTGATTCGTATTGTGTGTCTTGAGCACAGCGGAGACGGCACATGTCAGAGAAGGCGTCAAGCGATCCGCTCCAATACCACTGGGTCATCATAGTAGCGGGCAGGATCATACGTGCTTGCTCAGGAGCTATACCTTGCTGTAGCATCTTCTTGTACCGCTGTAGCGACTCCTGATTGCCGTAGTTGCAATAGGAGGTAGGGAAGTACTGCGACTTAGCAGTACCGCCGCTACCCTGCTTCTTATCGTCACTGGCAGTACGCCAGACAGGGGGTGTATAGAACGTAGGGTCACTAGAAATATAGCGCCTTGATTCTTCATTCCAACGCAAGAACTTATGCTTCACGAGCTGTCGAGCTACGAATACTGGAGCAGCGATATGAAACGAAGCGAAGGCATGTCCGAATGGACTGAGATGCTTGTGCTTAGCGAGGTACTTGATTAGACCTGTATCGGACTCAGCATCAAACACTTCGCGCTTCTTACCAAAAGAGACCCGTGCTGCGTTGACCACAGAGAGATCGCTCCCCATGTGGTCAATGTAACTCGCAACGATCATTCGCAGGTCTTCTTTCCTGTGGCTGGGTCATAGAAACATGCTGCGCCTTCTTCAACGAAGTCATTGTTCTCTTCCGGTAATTCCTCAACAGCTACATCCTCAGATGCAGAGGCATTGAAGATACCGTAGCGCTTACCTGCTACACGGAATGTAGTACAACCGGAGGAGCCGCCATCGTATGCTGCCATGTAGACGTCCTTGAACTCTTCCCATGTCACGTCAGAACCGACGTTACAGGTCTTAGAGCACGCAGAGTCAACGTACTTGGATGCTAGGTTCAGAACAGCTACGTGAGCCATGACTGGTAGGTCATCTGCCTTAGCGCCCTCTACACCCCATTCACGATACCCGTAGTCATCTACGCGCTCAATGATAGGACCGTCGAAGGTCTGGATGGTACGGTCGAAGCCATACGAGAACACTGGCTCGATACCAGAGGACACGTTGTCGGCGCTTAGGCTGATAGTGCCTGTTGGTGCGATGGACAGCAAGTGGCTGTTACGCAGACCGTAGCGTCGGATCAGTTCTCTGATCTCTTCTGGCAATGTAAGAGCGAACTCACTTTCGAGTAGCTTCTCGTCGTACAGCGGGAATGCACCCTTCTCAATGGCGAGTGCCACGGATGATTCATAGCATGTATCACGCAGTACTGTCATGATCTCTTCGAGTACCTCTAGGAAGGCAGGAGAGCCGTATGGGTGGCCGAGAGACTCAATGGCGTTAGCTACACCAGTCAGACCCAGACCCATACGTCTCTTGGACTTAGCTTCGAGCTCTTGTGCTTCCAGTGGGAACACAGCACGATCAACTACGTTATCCATTGCACGAACTACGTGTGGGATGTCTTCCTTGAACATCTGGTAGTTGAAGTGGCGTTCACCAGTGCGATGAGTAGCGATGTACTTCACGCAGTTGAATGAACCAAGTAGGCACGCACCGTTAGGTGGCAGAGGCTGCTCACCGCATGGGTTCGTAGCTGCAATAGTCTCACAATACCAGAGGTTGTTCTTCTGATTGATGCGATCCATGAACAGGATACCGGGTTCAGCCCAGTCCCATGTGGAGCGCAGGATGTCGTCCCAGAGAGCACGAGCGTCGATGGTGTCGTACACACGACCTTCAAAGACTAGATCGAACTCAGTGCCGTCTTTAACAGCCTGCATGAACGCATCAGTTACACCTACGGATAGGTTGAACTGTGTCAGGGTAGTTGTGTTGTTCTTGACCTTAATGAACTCAGCGATGTCAGGGTGGTCAACACGCAGGACGCCCATCTGAGCGCCTCGTCGGTGGCCTGCTGAAGCGATTGTCTTGCATACTGCATCGAAGATACCCATGAAGCTCATAGGACCGCTAGAGCGGCTGTCCAAGCCCTTAATGAGAGCACCCTTTGGACGCAGGGTAGAGAAGTCATAGCCGATACCGCCACCGAGCTGCATAGTCTTAGCAGCTTCTCGTGCAGCATTCATGATACCGTCCATTGAGTCTTCGATCTTCAGAGACACAAAGCAGTTGTATGGTGTGACACGGCGAGGTGCACCCATAGCTGCCTGTACTCGACCTGCTGCTAGGAAGCGCATGTCGTACAGGATGCTGCGGAATGCCTCGAAGTGCTCAGGGCCATCACGTAGCGCTTCTGCTACCCGTGTCTGGCTTGCCTTGAAGTCTTCGCCTTTCGAGCGATACTTCATAGCATGAATCTCTTCACTGATACCGATCTTTGGTCCGTACGTATTTACTTCTGAGTTCTTCATCGGTTATCACCGCTTCCTTTAATTACACCGCGCTTCTGGCGGTCGTCTAGTTTAACTACATTGATATCAATTACAGTACGCAGATCGTATCCTACGTGGTTAGCTAAGGCTGTGCAGTAGAATACCACATCCCCGATCTCCTTGATGATGTCCATAGGGGCTACTTTATTCCCGTCTCGGATCATCTTCTTGACCTTCTCAGCTACCTCCCCAGCCTCTCCTACGAGACCGAGGGTGTTTTCTACCAGACGTTCCTGACCTTCAGTGACGATCTTACCTTCAACCCAAAGGCTGTACTCTTCTATGTTCACTTTAGCTCTCCTAGCCATTCTATTACGTCTGTTTGATCGGGTTTACGTCGCATCCACAGTAGCTGCATGTCTGATACCATGTGCAGAGCCCAGAATGTGAACCTGCCATCGCGGTAGTCATGCCACGGGTACGACGATTCCTTGAATAGCTTCTTGATTAGCTCAAAGC